CTGAACACTCAGGCGAAAACTGGCGCATCAACTGCAAACACTGCAGTTAATGGTATCTTCGACCTCAGCACAGACGCTGACGGACGTTGGTCTGTTGAGAAGTTCAAAGGTCTGATCGTACAGATCGAGCGTGAGTCAAACATCATTGCTAAAGAAACACGTCGCGGTAAGGGTAACTTCATCATCTGTTCATCAGATGTTGCTTCTGCTCTCGCAGCTTCAGGTATGCTTGACTATAGCCCAGCTATGTCAACTGCACTGAACGTTGACGATACTGGCAACACTTTTGCTGGTACACTGAACGGTCGTACACGGGTTTACATTGACCCATATGCAACTGCTGACTACGTAAACGTAGGTTATAAGGGTACAAACCCATATGACGCAGGCGTATTCTACTGCCCATATGTACCACTAACAATGGTACGTGCGGTTGGGGAAGACACCTTCCAGCCAAAAATCGGCTTTAAGACTCGTTACGGTATGGCTTCAAACCCATTCGTTGGCGATACTCCAGCCGATGGTCTTGCAACTGTTAAGACTAACCAGTACTACAGAATCTTCCGCGTCGATAATATCCTCGCCTAATTCTGATACTATAAAAAAAGGAAGGGGATTAAACCCCTTCCGATTAAAACTGGACCAGGAAAAATCCTGGTCCTTTTTTGTATAAATAAATCATAAGGAGTATTAATATGGCAGTTACAGTAAACACTTTAGAAAATACCAACTTTATGGCTCCAACCGGTTTCCGGGTGGTTGTTAATAGACAGCGATTTCCTAATCTAGAATTTTTTGCTCAAACAGTATCACATCCAAGTGTTATTGTAACACCAAGTGAGGCACCTTTCCGTTTTTCGAATGCCTATATACCAGGTGATAAAATCTTTTACGAAGAATTACAAATAACAGCTATACTTGATGAAAATATGACATTGTATATGGAAATGTTTGATTGGTTAAAAAGTTTCGTGGAAAATCCGCTTGATCAGAATTCTACAGGCATTTTTAGAGCTGGAGATAAATCGTTATATGATATTTCTGTACTAGTACTTAATAGCCATAACAATGTTGTACGCAATATAACGTATAAAGATTCATTCCCATCAGTTCTTGGTAATGTAGAATTCAGTTCCACCATAGGTGATGTTCAATATATAACTTTGCCTATAACTTTTAGATATACGACGTTTACAGTCGAGTAAAAATATGGTATAATAATATTATGATTGAAATAGATAGTTATGTTTATGTGTTTAAGCAAGATCCAGACCAAGCAGCAAAAAATAAAGAAAAAGTATTAGATCTTATCGAGGTTGATAAGAAAAAATATAATATCGAACTAAACCCATCTGGATACTGGTATGATTTCCCTGATATAGGTTTAAGTCCTCATCAAAGAATTCCAGGTTATCAAGATGCAGCTAATGATGTTATTTTGCCATTCGTAAAGACTTTGGCCGCTGAATTTGGCTGTGATTTAGTTAGAATCCCCCCATTATGGTTCCAGCAATATCCGAAAGGTTCTAAATTCGGATGGCATACACACACGCAGTCAAATTTTAGTTGTGTATATTTTGTAGAATTGCCTGATGAACGTTATTCAACAGAATTTCTGACTCTAGGTAGATTCCCAATGGAAGAAGGTGACGTTCTCTTCTTTCCGTCGTTTCTTCCTCATAGATCACCATATATAGAAACAGATAAGCGAAAAACAATAATTTCATCAAATTACGATTTTAACTTCCTTAGGTAATTAATATTATGAATCTTGAAACTATTCTAGAAATGTGGGCTGAAGACTGTAAAATTACAGGTTCATTAGATGAATCATCCCGACAAACACCTATGCTTCATGCAAAATATCTTAATATGCTTACACAGGCTAAGCTTCAACTTAAAAGATCAGAAATGCAACAAAAGACTTTATTGAAAGATAAATGGCTTTATTATAACGGTAAAATGTCTATGGAAGAAATTCAAGAACGCGGCTGGCAATTTGATCCATTTAATGGCTTAAAAGTATTAAAGGGAGAAATGGATTATTATTATGATGCTGATACAGATATACAAAAATCCGAAGAAAAGTTTCAGTATTGGAAAACAATTACTGAAACTCTAACAGAAATAGTCGATAATATTAAATGGAGACATCAGACAATTGGTAATATGATTCGTTGGCGAATGTTTGAAGCAGGCGATTAATGGATAATATAAAAGTAAAAATGCAGAATCATTCTATGTTGCAGATAGGTTGTGACTATGGTATTGCAAATGAATTAAGTGATTTCTTCTCATTTTTCGTTCCTGGTTACAAATATATGCCAGCTTATAAGAATAGGGTATGGGATGGTAAGATTCGTCTGTTTAATATTACACAGATGACACTTCCTGTAGGTTTATATCCATTTCTTAAAGAATTTGCAAAAACAAGAAACTATTTAATTGAACCTATATTGGATGATTACTACGGTTTACCAGAAGTACTAAATCCCATTAATCCTGATGAAATTTATCAATATATTAAAGATTTAAATCTACAATCACGAGGTAATCCAATTGATATTCGTGATTATCAGTTTGATGCATTTTGTCAGGGATTACATAAAAAGCGTGGGGTACTAATTTCTCCGACAGGTTCTGGTAAATCTCTTATCATCTATGCATTTGTACGTTATTACCTAGAAATGATAGATGAGTATCAAAAAGCGCTTATTGTTGTACCTACTACATCGCTTGTTGAACAAATGTATAACGACTTTGGTGATTATGGTAATAATGAAGATTGTCATAGAATCTATTCCGGTCGTGACAAAGATACTGATAAGCGTATTATTATATCAACATGGCAATCGATCTATAAACTACAACCGAAATGGTTCCAACAGTTTGGTATGGTTATTGGTGATGAATGTCACGGATTTAAGTCAAAGTCATTAACAACCCTAATGAATAAGTGTACAGAGGCAGAATATAGATTTGGTACAACTGGTACACTTGATGGATCACAAACACATGAGCTTGTATTACAAGGCTTATTTGGAAAGATATATAATGTAACAACTACAAAAAAGCTTCAAGATGAAGATACACTTGCAAAGTTAAAAATTAACGTATTACTATTAAAATACTCTGATCAGATAAGAAAAGATTGGGGTAAAAGAACATATCAAGAAGAAGTAGACTATATTGTTAAATACGAACCGCGTAACAATTTTATTCGTAACCTTGCTCTCGATCTCGATGGTAATACTCTTGTTCTGTTCCAATATGTCGAAAAACATGGAAAACCGCTTTTCGAGCTTATTAGAGAAAAAGCACATGAACGTAGAAAAGTATTCTTTGTATCAGGAGACACTGAAACATCAGACCGTGAAGCAATACGTAAGATCGTAGAAGGACAAAAAGATGCTATCATCGTGGCTAGCCTTGGAACTTTTAGTACTGGTATTAATATCAGAAACTTACACAATATCATCTTCGCCTCACCTTCCAAATCGCAAATCCGCGTTTTACAGTCCATTGGTCGAGGACTTAGGAAAAGCGATAATGAGCGTGATACTGTTTTATATGATGTGGCTGATGACATCCATTGGAAGCTCAGAAAAAACTACACGTTAGAACATTCAGCAGAAAGAATTCGGATGTATGTAAAAGAAGAATTCCCTTATAAAATTTTTGAGGTAGATATATGAGTTATAAACAGATGAAGTTGATCAGTGGCGAAGAAATTATCTGTGAGATAGTTCATTGGCCAGACAATAAAGATGACGATAATACAATGGTTATTCGGAAAGCTGCCGAAGTAGCAGTTCATGAAGATCTAGAAGAAGCCGTTAGATTCTATACTTTTAGACCATATATGACATATATCTACGATGCCGAACAATTTATTACATTAAATGGAAATAATATTACTTCTATTACAACGCCTCATCATGAAATGTTGAAACAATATAGACATCATATGAAAGAAGTAATAAAAGAAAGAACAAAAAATCTTGACGATATTGCGCTAGACTCCGACAGCCATAATATTGTACTGTTTAAGCCAAAGTATCACTAGGGTATTCTATCCCTTCCTAAGACTGACATCTTATTATATCGAAAAATCTTACCTTTGTAAACCCCCTAAATTAAAAAATATTTGAAAAATTTATGTTTACAATCGGGTATTAATACGATATAATAATTATATAAAATAGGTAAAGAAAATGAAACCATCAGAAAAACCACATTATGTTAATAATAAAGAATTTTCTTTTGCTGTCGTAGACTATGTAAAAAAGGTAAACGAAGCTGAAAATTCTGATGAAGAAATTCCTAAGGTACCAGATTATATTGCTTTGGCATTTATGAAAATTGCCGAAGGATTATCGCATAAGGCAAACTTTATTAGATATACCTATCGTGATGAAATGGTAATGGATGCAGTTGAAAATTGTCTAAAAGCAGTAAAAAACTATAATATTGATGCTGCTACCCGAACAGGTAATCCAAATGCATTTGCGTATTTTACACAAATTTGTTGGTATGCTTTTCTTCGCCGTATTGAAAAAGAAAAGCGGCAGCAAGATATTAAGATGAAATATATTAGTCAATCGCCATTTGAAGATTTTGCACTATCGGGTGATTTAGATGAAGCATCACTTGCTGCAGCACACCAATATGTCGATTCTTTACGTGTTAAGATTAATCAAGTAAAAGAACGTGATTCATATTATGATAATATAGAAAAAGAAGAAAAAAGAAAGAAACGTAAATCTAGGGCTTCTTCTACTGATTCTGATCTTGGGGAGATATTCTCTTAATGCAAATTGCTGTTTTGAACGATACCCATTGTGGTATTCGTAACTCTTCTGATATCTTTCACGATAATGCAGAAAAGTTTTATAATGATACATTTTTTCCTACGCTTTTAGATTTAGGTATTAAGCGTATTGTACATCTTGGTGATGTATTTGATAATCGTAAGTTTATTAACTTTAAGTCACTCCATCGATACCGTAAAACATTCTTAGCAAAGCTTCGGGAATACGGTATGCATATGGATATTATTCCTGGTAACCACGATACATTTTATAAGAATACAAATGATCTAAACAGTTTAAAAGAATTGCTTGGTCACTATATGAATGAAGTTACTATTCATATGGAACCAACCGTAGTTAATTATGACGGATTTAAATTAGCATTGTTACCATGGATATGCTCAGAGAACCATGATCGTTCACTTGAGTTTATTAAAACTTGTAAAGCAGATTGGCTTGGTGGTCATTTAGAGCTACAGGGATTCGAAGTACTAAAAGGTATTGTATCACCACACGGATTAGATCATAAACTATTCTCACGTTTCGAACAGATTATATCTGGTCACTTCCATACAAAATCAGAAAAAGATAATATTTTGTATCTCGGATCCCAGATGGAATTTTTCTGGTCAGATGCACACGATCCAAAGTCATTTCATATTATTGATACTGAACGTCGTGATATTACTGCTATTCCAAATACAAATACATTATATGAAAAAATTGTGTATGACGATACTAAACATGACTATATGGATTATCTACAATATAACCAACATCTTGACCATAAGTTTGTTAAAGTAGTAGTAATCAATAAAACAGACCTTTATATGTTTGATAAGTTTATTGATGCTATACAGTCTAGACCAATACACGAATTAAAGATTGCCGAAAACTTTAATGAATTCCTAGGTGAAAATGTCGAAGACGAAAATGTTACTGTAGTAGATACTGCAGAATTACTCGATAATTATGTAGATGCAGTCGATACTGACCTGGATAAAGATCGCATTAAAGTTTCTATGAGAAATTTACTTACCGAGGCACAATCACTCGAAGTTGCGTGATA